GCAGAAGAGGTTGAGGCTTTTCTACAAGAAGGCGATTATGAACAGGCTCTAATTCACATAAAGAGTACAGCAGAGGTTGTTAAATTGGCAAGAGGTAGGGGTCTAAATTCAGAAAAGGCCTGGAACAAGATTCCAAATCCTGAGCTAGATCCAATGTCAGAGAGTCTAAGTTATCACATCAATGAGGGACTTTCAATTGCTGAATCAATTTATCGTCCAGCAAGTCAAGCACATTTTGAGTTATTGGCTGAAGCTCGCACGGCCTATGAGAACAGGGAGATTGAATTGAACGGTATAGACCAGATCCTATTTGAAGAAACTGATCTTGGCAGATTTGCTGAGTTTGACGGAGAAATCGTTCCATTGGACTTTCTATTTGAAGCAGAGTACAACGGTAAAAAGGTTGAAATCGGTAAACCGATGAGAGGCGGTCAAAAGAAGTATTACGTTTATGTAATGAATCCCAAGACCAAAAGAGTCAAAAAAATCGCATTCGGAGATGTTCACGGAGGTCTAAAAGCTCGAGTTAGCGATCCGAAAGCCAGAAAAAGCTTTGCTGCTCGTCATCAGTGCCACTTAAAAAACGACAGAACAAAAGCGGGTTATTGGGCCTGTAGAATAAACAGATACGCTCATCTATGGGGCGGTAAAACTTATCCAGGCTTTTGGTAATGAGCAGACCTTACTCTGACCTAACTGATAACAGCGGAACAGTTGTTCGAGAATTCTCGGAAAACATCGATCCGATCGAATTAAAATGGCACAGGGACGATGAGTCTAGAGAAATAGTTTCGATAACTGAAACTGACTGGATGATTCAATTGGACAATGCACTACCGACCACGTTAAATAATACTGTAAGGATTCCCAGACATGAATGGCATCGCCTAATTAAAGGAACCGGAAAATTAACCCTAAAAATTAAAAAAGAACCAGTATGAATTTTTCAGTCGGCGACAAAGTAAGAATCTTAGTGGGACCAGAAGAGATGCAAAATGAGGTCCTAGAAAAAGTTGATGGTGCGACCGCTACCATTTCAGAAATTTATCAAAATAGTTACGAACCGGACGTTGACCGTTATGAGGTTGAGCTTGATGAACCTGTGGATTTTCACGGAGAGGATTTAATCGTTATTCCAGGTCTATACGAAGACAATTTGGAAGCAGTTAGTTCAAACGTTGACGAAGCAAAGGTCACCGGTCGGTCAGGTCCGTATTTTAAGGGTTTAAACAAATCACAAAAGGACAAGAAAGAGGCTCAAATTAAACGTCAAAGCAAAATGAGCGACTCTGATCCTTCAGCATATAAGCCAATGCCTGGTGATCTAGACAAGGCCGGAAAGTTTAAGGGCAGCAAAGTTAAGAGTAAAGCGACCGAAAAGATTAATAAGGAGCTAGGCATGGACGAATCTCGAGTTTTAAAATTCTCAGAATTTGAAACGATCAATGAGATTAGTGCAGCAGCTGAAAAATCTCTAAAGAAAAAGGCTGAGGCCAAGAAAATGCCGTACGGCGTATTAAAACAAGTATTTAACAGGGGAATGGCAGCTTGGAAAACCGGCCACAGACCAGGTCAGAGCCAAGAGGCTTGGGCCCACGCTCGAGTTAATTCGTTTGTGACTAAATCTCCAGGAACTTGGGGAAAGGCTGATAAAGACCTTGCACAAAAAGTTAGAAAATCTAAATAATGCTAGCTGAGACTTCATTTAAAAAATTCGTAATCGCTGAATCAACTGAAACTGGTTCTGATCAAGCGAATGACGGTAAATCATTTCGACTCCTGTACTCAAGAGAGAACGGTAGCCGAAATACTGCTCCAAGAAGTTTCATGGCAAGCATGTACGGATTTCCAAAGAGGGTGAAGGGCGACGATGAGTTATCAGACGACGATAGAGCTGAGCTTGATTCGCTGGGTTTTAATACAGCAAGTGAGATCGAAGACGATGAAGTCGTTGAATGCGAAATCAGATACACAATAAAAACCGTCTGGGGAGATCATGGAATAGACGAGTTGATTTTTATACTGACTTACGTTAAAATACTAGGCCGGTACAGCGTCTGGAATCATGAAAAGGATGATGAAGACTGGTTTGACTTTGAAGTTGAAGACTCTTCACCTGAAGGAAAGTATCGCTGGGACTCAGCCAAAGAAATGGTGCCGTTCTATCCGACTGGCATTGATATTACAATGAATGAAGGATTCGATCCGGAGAAATTCACATACGATTTAACTCTAGGAGAATGGAGATAAATCATTAAACTTAATCGTTTGCTGGGAGGATCAATATCTTCCCTTTTTTGTTAGACTGGGATAAATAATTCTAAATACCAATCGCGTATAACATGGCAAATAAGGACATTAGAGTATTTGGAGAACAGTTAGCAGTCTCAGAAGCTTTTGGAAATGTTAACTATTTAGAGAAGGTTAAAAAACAAGATAGCCCATTTAAGGGAGGAGAGCTGTTGGGAGCAGATGACCAGGGGCTGCTGCAACACAATACTCCATCTTTAATTAACAAGTTCACAGTATTCCAATACGCACCCTTAAATGCCGGTGCTTCGTATCGAGCAGAAGGTCACTTCATTGGATTTTCTTCAAATTTAAAAGCTGACCCAGCCGATTATGAGGTAGATTCATTAGCGACATTAATACTTCAAAGAACTCAACAGGAAGTTGCAGTAGAAACTGCCGGTACTGATTCGGGCAAGGCTGCGGCGAACGCACGAATTCAAAGGCTGATAGCCGCAGGCGGAGCAGCTGCCCAGAAAGCAAAGTATTTTAAAACTCAAACCGAGGGAATTCTGTCAAATCCGACTTCTAGGACCCTTATCGACTGGGGAGCGAATAAGTCAGCTCTTTCAACTATCGGTTTTCAACCATACTCTCACACGGACTTCATGTTCTGTAAGTATTACGGAAAGATTCCGAATAATAGGCTAATAACTTTAAGGCGATATCCATATCCGATTGGAGATTCTCTACGTCTTGGCTCTGGTGACCGCCGTCGAAATGCGATACCTATCGCACAAGCTGTAACCTGGTTCGGAGGAGAGACCAAGAATTCAATTAGTGGAAATTCCGGAATTGGCCTATTCAAATGGGACATTCCTTGGGATCAAAATCTTGATGCAGTAGATGGAGCGACCGGTCAAACAATAGACGGTAATGAAATTACTTTATCTCAAGTGCTTAAGGCCTTGAGCAAGTTAAACGGTGGAGACGCAATCGCTAAAACGATTGAAGCCGCCTATGCTGGATTTGCAGGTACTGACGCTCAGCTTCAACAGCTTTCGGGATATGAAGCAAAGATCATTGAGTATCAGAAGAATTTATACGACTCAACGACCGGCCCTTATTGGAACAGAATATACGGGCCAGTTAACGTTATCACAAAGTCATCAAGACGAAGTAGAGGATTGCAGACTCAGAGCTGGCAAACTTCATTTACCATAAATTTTCACTATTCATTTAGATCATTTAATGGAATTAGCCCGAAAATTGCGGCTCTAGACATTATTTCGAACTTTCTAAATTTAACCTATCAGGATGCGCAGTTCTTAGGGCAATTGGCTCGATATTTTCCGGCGACTGGACTAAAATTCGATCCAACCATGACTGAGGCTATAGGTCAGATCCTGACCAAATGGGGTACGACATTTAACGGTAACAGTACAGAAGAATTTTCAAGAATATTAATGAACTTAGTCTCAACCTCAAAGGTTATAGCAAGTAATGCTCAAAACGGATTGCTCGAGGCAGGTAAGAGAACAATTCAGGCTGGAATCATGAATAAGGACATGCTCGGAGATGCAATACCTAGATTAGTTTCAATTAAATCAGCTCTATCAGATAGACCCGTCGGAGAATGGCATCTAACTGTTGGAAACCCAATGAATCCAATATTCGTAATGGGGGATCTAATTTGTACTGAAACGACAATGATTTGGGACGAAGAGATTGGGCCTGACGATTTTCCAACTGGAGTACAGTTCCAAGTAACCTTAAAGCAGGGCAAGCCTAGGGATAAAACTGCGATTGAGAGAATGCTTAACCATGGTGAAACTAAATTGACTGCGGGTATGCTAAGAACTTCAGCGCAAGACGATACTTTCGGAGAAGCCAATAATAAACTTTGGAATTCAATAACTGACACTGAGAATACAGCGGCTAAGTTGGAGGAAACTTATAATAAAATGTCTGCTTCAAGCAAAAAGGGTTAT